AGCATAAATCAAGGGAAAAAGAAATGAAAAATGTAGAACTTTTAAGAAAAAATATTGATCAAAAGATCGGTATTATAAGAAGTTATGATACAGAATTTATTATTACTCTTCTAAAGCTAGCGGAAAGAGAT